AATATGGATACCACCTATTTTCCTTTATGGCCTCTGCGATTGTATCTCTTATTTTTTCTTCAATACCTTTTAATTTTGCAATGTTTTGACCATATGCATTTTCTAATTTATTTTTATAATCAAATTTTGGATATATACCAATAACTCTCATGCCTGTTGCTTTAGGTATATTAGGTGGAACTGTAAAATCCTCTATATTAATCATCTTACTCATATCTTCATTTTTCATAATCATTGCATAAACCCTTCTAATGTTGCAAATTTTGTGTGTTTAAATATATCTCTATTCTTGTTCTTACTGAAGCACCAGACATTCTCTATATACATCTTGTCCATAAATTTTGTCATTGCAACCTTATCAAAGTTACCATCTTTATCCTTGAACACGGATTTTCCCTGACTTCGTTGCTGAATACGCATCCCACATTGTCCAAGAAAGTTATCTTGTAACATATCACACAGCTGGTCACCAGAACGATATCGTTTACCCTTTATCTTAGGGTCTAATATGTTGACCATGAGTACACCATTCTCACTTAGTGAGTCGAAACTGTTCTTTGCGACTGGTAGATAGAATTCATCTCTCCACTTGTCATACTCATTGTACTTAGACCATGATTGTAGTTCTTCCTTCTCTCCACCCTCATTATACCTCTCGGTACTGAAATATGGTGGTGATGTGAACGCACAATCTACATCATTAATCTCGTCCCAAGGCAAATCTTCTGCACCACAGTTGTATATCTGTGTTGTCTTCTTATCACCAGTCAATTTGTTATAATACTTTATCATCTCTTTGTATACTTTGAATGTATTTGGATTGGGGTCACAACCAATATAATGTGTTGCGTCAGAGGCATAGAACCCAGTCAACCTATCGCCCCAACCCATAGAGGTGTCTAGTACAGTCTTTGCATCTGTCATTTGATAGATTGTCTTTGCAACAGTAGGTTTAAACTGTGTTGCAATATATGTACCCAATCTAAATGCACCCAGATACGTTATAGCATTCAAGTCACAAGTATCATTGATACCCCTCCATATAGGCCCAAATGCACCCCATATGTTATCACCCTCATTCCATCTCTGAACTGGGGATTTGAAACCATAAGAACCACATGCAAGTCTTAGAGGATTCATAAACGAATCACTAATAGAATTGTATGATGGTGGTGCATCAATGACACCTAACCCATACTTACTGTAAGAATATTTGTAGTCATCATACTTTTCTAACACGTTTTTATTATCTCTAGTGGATATCCACTTCGTCCAATCATATGTTTTAAGTGTATGAAATTTGTTAGTGACTTGTTCTTTATTCCAAGTCTTGAAAGGAAATTTTGGTTTCTCTTTTTCAATATAGTTTGCAAGAGTTCTACGAAAGACATTCCTACCGTATTTGTCAGTTGTCCTCACAAATTGGATATCGTCTAGGGTAGGTCTTCCACCCTCATCTAGATTCTCAGATAGAAATTGATAGAGCTCTTCATTATGTTCATCAACACTATGAAATGGGTCTGTAAGTTTTTTTTCTAATCTCTCTGGTAAAAATATTTTTCTCATGTAAAGAAATCCTCTAGTGTACCCTGTGTTCCATAACTGTCGTCTATGTTCCACAAGATTTTAGTTGTAATAAATTTGAGTGGTTCAACAAAACTCTTGGTGAACTGTACATCATAGTCTATTATAGACGTGAAGTCAAGTTCTTTTGGTAATTTTGTCATGAATGATATAGCTGTAGAGATATAGAGGTTAGGTTCTTTCAGATGTAGGAACTTAATCTTATCACCCTCTTGTATCAGTTCGTATTTGTTTGATAGGTTATTCTTATTGATGAGGTGATTATATAGTATCGCACCCTTACAATGTATGGGAGCACCCTTTGCGAACAGTCCATTAGATGATGTAAACTTCTTGATACCATTCACACTTCTTGGATAGGCTATCTCCTCTAGGGGTAGTTGCATGAACTCCTCACGAAACTCTTGTATGAACGTGTTCAGTTGTTTCTCATCACCAGACATGATAATCTTGAGTGCATCTTTAATCTTCTGTCTGCATGGAGCAGGTGTTGATGACTTGACTGCCTCGATACCCATGATTTTGAGTTGTGGTTCTTTATATCGCACACCTTCCACATCATGTGCATTGAGGATATATCTTTTCTTTGCAGTCCAGATACCCTTGTCAGCAATCACCTCTCGTTTCATACTCATTTTGTTTGAGTAGGCGTTGACGTACCCAGCAAGCTCCGAATAACTCTTATCAATAAAAGGTTCAATCTTTTGAGTAGCGATTGTGTCCAAGAAGTTGATGATTTTTGTAGTGTCTTGTCTTTCTCCAAACACTTTATTAATAAGTTTGTCAAATGTAATGTAAACTGAATCCGTATCCGAAGCAAGCACATAGTCATATTTGTCCGTTCCCAGCAATGTATTAAGGTATTCATTAAGAGCATGCTCAATCCAACGAATAGATAACTGCCCACTAGTAGTAATCGCTTCAGCAACCAGAAGGTCATAGTAACGAAACCAGACATTACCGATAGCACCATAAGCACTATTGAGTGAAATCTTTTTAGCCATTTGGATATTGTTGTATTTTGCAATATCCTTGAGTAGTTTTGGGTCTTTAGTATTTTCATATTCTTGTTTTGCCTCCAACATCTTACGTTTGAATGTCACTCTGTCATTGTACATAGTTTCCATAATATCTGGTAGAAACCCTTTTGTATCAGTCTTAAACAATGCACCATTAGGTGTTATTGTATGATTTTTATTTAATTGAGTTGTATCAAACTCTTTATTTAACAACCTATCAACTTTCATTTTTGGAACTTTGTTTTGTGATACAAGTGTTTCTGGTGATATGTTGTATTGCATAATAAGATGTGGATACAATGAGTTCAAGTCAAATGACATCACCCAATTGTGCATACCCACGATAGGGTCTTTCACATACGCACCCTCATACTTCTCAGCCTTGGTATTCTTTTTCTTTTGTGGTATGACAATGTTCTTCTTACGAAGATGATTGTATATGAGTATATCCCAATACTTCACCGAACCGAGTACATCTACATAATTAACCTTTGCATCATAGGCCATAGTCAGACACAGTTCAATCAGTTTCATCTTGTCCTCAAGTTTGTCCACCAACTCCACATCTGTAATATTGTATTCAATAAATGACTGATAATCTTTTGTGTACCATTCTCTGAATGTTTCATAGGGATTACCATCTTTACGTTCACCTAACTCTACATATGCAATATGGTCTAGTCGATAACTCTCTTGATTGGTGTATGTAAACTTACGATACAAATCAAAATAATCTAAAGCTGCAACACCTTGTATCTCATATATTTGATGGTCACGCCCCATACTAAATACATTCTTACTGAATACATTTCCCCAAGGCGATAGTCGTTTAACTTCTTTCTCATCATATAAGTTTTCAATACGATTGCAGATATAAGGAATATCAAAGAACTCTGTATTCCAACCTGTGATAACATCTGGACAATCTGTTTGCCAGAACACTAGGAACTCTTGCACTAGTTCCTTTTCGGTCTTACATTCTACATAAGTAACGTCATCACGATTGTTAACAAACTTACCGACACCCCACACCATAATCTTTTTAGTTTGATGGTTTTTGAGTGTAATAGAAATAAGAGGTTCTTCAGCGAGTTTAGGGTCTGGGAAACCATTCTCACATTCTGTTTCTATGTCAATCGTAACAATAAGAATATTGTCTGTATTCCACTTAACAAAGTTAGGAAACTGGTCAGCAATATAACTATATGCAAACATTGTTTGACCACATGCTAAGTCTGGTTGGTCTGGATACATTTCTATAAAAGCTTTACCGTCTTTTATAGAATTAAATACTTGAGGTTTGACATATTTACCCTTTAAAGTTTTAAAAGGTGTTTGCTCATCAGAATGTGCATATAGTGTAGGTTTGTATTTGACTCTTCTCGGAGGCATCCTCTCACCATCTACAACTTCACGAACTAATAGATTATTACCCCATTGGGTTACGTTTGTATAGAAATTCATAATATAAATATACCATAATATAAAAGATTTGTCAAGTAGTTATAAATTTAATAACATTTGTGCGTCAGGTGTTTCAACTAACATTTCTTTTTCTTGTTCAGAATTGTAATGTCTATCAAGAACACCAAGTTTATCTTCAGAATGTGCAATCACATCTACTTGTGTGTCAATCGCCGCTGCAAGGTCTGGGTGTTCGCCTATACCTGCTGGGTTAGTCACATAAACTTCAATGTTTGCTTTTGCATTTAAAATGTCTGCATTGTATTTTGCAGCTAATGCTTTTATTAAGTTACTCATTATTTTCTCCAGTTATTTCTATTTTTAAAATGTTCGAGTACTTCTTGTGTAAGTCCTTTTTTAAGTTTTTCAATACCACCAAAACCAGGCATAGCATTTACCTCTAGTATATAAGGTTGTTCTTTTTCTCTGTTTTTTGCTGGTATAAAATCAACACCAACCAATCTACCACCAACAGCCTTTGCTGCCGTTATTGAATCCTTTTTTTCTATTTCAGTTAATTCTATGTTTTTTGCTTCTGCACCCAAAGATATATTACTTCTAAAATCATTATCTGAAATAACTTCTCTTTTAATAGAACCTAAAATCTTATCATCAAGTATTACAACACGAACATCATAATCTGTTTTTATATATTCTTGAATAAGAATAGGCATGTGTTTTTCATACAACTTTAACATCTGCACAGCAGCATGTAGTGACCTCATACTTTCTACTATAACAACACCAACACCAGTTTGAGAACCTGTTGATGTTTTTAATATAACAGGAAATTTTTTATCTAATTCTTCAATTACTCTTTCAGTATCCTCAGAATATGTAATTGGAACTGTTTTAGGTGTCCTAAGTCCTGCTTTTCTACAAAGTATATCTGTATAATATTTACTACTACAACTAATCCAATTTTCCACAGATGGTATTGTTAAAAACCCTTGTTCTTCAAAATCTTTAATTGTATCTGTCCAAGTTTGATTATTAGTCATACCAACAGTTCCTAAACCTCTTGGCATAATAATTGTATTTTCTGTATTAATTTCTATGGGTTTTTGATATATATTTGCGTTCTTATCTTTAGAATCTGGTAAATTAACATATCCATCATCATCAAATGGAAATGCATTAATATATTGTTTTTTATTTTTCTTTGAAACATATAGGCCTGTAAAATCTACAAAATGTATTTCTATGTTAGCAGACTTTGCTGCTTTTTTAAGAAGCTCTGTTACTTCACCTAAAGCAGTATCTTTGACATCTCTTATCTCATCACCAGAGTTTTGAAAGACAATCAATTTATAAGGTTCTTCGCCATTCTGTTCTTTTAGAAATTCAACAAACTTTCCCATTAGTCTTCTTTTTTCTTACCGATATTATATTTTGTTTCTAATGTCCATTCATCTTTCTCACGAAATGAGAGTATCTTAATTTGACTTAAAGGAGCCATAGGTTCTACGCTACCCTTTACTTCAATTAGTCCCCAATCGTTTAAAAGATTTGCAATTGTATTTCGTCTTGCAATGTCATTTTCTGATAGGTTTGTGTCTTTACCGTCAAGTGCGAATAGTTCTTTAAAATGCACAATAAAGTATCTACCTTGCTTATGCAAGATATGACATGATTGATATAATGTTCTTTCTTTTCTAGAAGCTACACCGATACGAGAAAGAGTTTCTCTTACCTTTAAGAAGTCATCTGGTTCTTTCAGAGTGACCTCTAACATCTGCTCCTGTGTCCAATTAATGCTTTCCATTTTTTCCACCTTTGTTCAAACTAGCCTTTATCTGTTTTATCTGTTCACTAGTGAGTATGGTAAGAGCAGACTTTGCCTTTGCATTACTGTATCCATAAAACTCTTTAACATACTCTAAATTACTTATTTTATTCGCTTTCATCCAAGGCGCAAATCTTTTCCTTGTTCTGATACTATTTAGTAAAAAGTCAAACTGTAACTTCTTATCTAGGTGGTGGAGTCGGTTCATTTCGTTTACAAGCATGATTGTATCTTGAAACGGTGCAATACATTTATTCACAATAAAAGGTGGATACTTCTTCTCCCAAACCTCATCTTCAGTATCCATAAGAGGTTCTTTAGTGTGATTAACTGCATTTAAATATTCTTTCAATTCATACATAATTAATCTTTCTTTACATTTGTTTTAAATACGACACATGTTCTTAATTCATAACATTGTCTTGAAACTGATTGGGCTTGATGTGGCATAGATGCTGTAAATAGTATTAGTCTATTCCCTTTATATTCAATAAATTTGTCATTTACAAAAGTACCACCACCCCATTCTGTTTTCCAATCTAGCCGAGGATAATAAATAATAGTATAATCACCATCATCTATATGTCTGTGTGGTTCAATTCCATGTGTATGGGCATTTAGATACACCCTTTCCATAT